GTTGTGAATATGGTTGTTTTGATTGTTATTACCAATTATTCCATTATTGACTCCATAATTAGAATTATCTTCCAAGCCCATTAAGTAGGTAGGAGATACATTGAACAAGTCAGCCATTTTCTGAATCGAAGTTCTTTTCATATTTTCAACAAGACCGCTTTCATATTTTCTTATAGCAGACTTCTGGACGCCAATATGCTTGCCTAATTCTTCTTGAGTCATATTATGTTGAAGCCTTAATTGCTTTATAATATCGCCCATTTTCATAGCTTTTTACCTCCTTTGTGTCTTAATTGTAGCATAATGTTTCCTAAAATTCAATAAAATTTTCATAAAATTAAAAAAAATTTGAAAAAATAGTTGACTTTGCTTTTTAGAGGTGCTATTATATGAGTGTCTTAAGAAGACACCAACGAATTAAAAGGAGGTTGATATAGTGAATAAAAAGTTGTTGGAAAGCAAAATGAAATTGTTCGGCGATTCTAATGTCACACTAGCCAAATATCTAGGTATCACTCCACAATCTTTAAGTGCGAAGAAAAACGAAAGCGTTGACTTCAAACAATGCGAGATTGTGAAGATTAAAGATAGATATAAGCTGACTGCGGAAGAAGTGAACAATATTTTTTTTGCTTAAGAAGTGTCTTAAGAAGACACAAAGGAGGATAAATGTTAGATTTAGTTGTAAAAAAATCAAACGAATTGAATCTCGACGCCTCTGAAAAAAAGTTGTTTGGTCGTTCTCTAGGGGGAGCTATAGCAAAATTTTTTCAAGACAAGAACAACCTTGAGAAATTCAAACAAAAAGAAGAATTTTATAAAAAGGAGGTAAAGCGTCTTGAAGTTGAGAGAGATTCTGTTAGAACAACAAAAAAAGGCTAAAGAACTAGCCGTAGAAGTAGGAACAGACGAGCCTATGATAAGCAAAATAATAAATTACAAGTGCCTTCCCGTTCCGCTTATGATGTTAGCAATATGCAAATCGCTTAATTGCAAGGTTGAAGATATATACGAAGACGACGAAGTTTACTATAAAACATCTGAACGCCAACATAAAGCAAGTGCTGAAATATCTGCAAAAACAACATCAAAACAAACGAAAGAGTTAGACTCTTACAATTTATGCGTTAAATTGCCTAACGAAGCTAGAAACACACTTGCAAGAGAAAATTTACGCAAGGTCGGCTACAAAGATTTAACTCAATGGATTTGGAAGTGCTACAGAGATTTATTAAACGAAATAAAAAAGACCGATTCCAAAGTGGACTTGGAAAGCGGTCAAGCGAATTAACCTATCGCACCAATATTATAACAAAATTAAAATTAAAAATCAATATTTAGGAGATATTTTATGGAAAATCAAAAAATTATCAACTTTAACGAAGACGAGCAAATTAAATTGTACAGAAAAAGATTATCAGAACACACTCTTGAAAGAATCTTGGCTGTTGCTGCTATGAAGTCTTTATTAAACGACGCAAGCGGAGAAACGGAGCTAATCTATAAAGCCGCTCGAAAATTTACTACCGCTTACGATATGGAAAAACACTATTTAGAATCTATACAACAGCGTCAAAATGACCTATACGAAAAAGCTCAAAAGAGCGAAGGAGGCGAAAATGGCGGACAAGCTTAAAAGTATGAGCAAAGCACATCAACGCTACTACACTTCAGATGGAACTCTTGTTCCCGGAGCTACAACAATAACCGGATTATTAAACAAACCAGCTTTAGTCTTGTGGGCTAACAGATTAGGGCTAGAAGGAATTGACTCAACTAAATATGTTGACAAAGCTGCAAAAATTGGAACTTTAATTCACTATCTTGTTGAGTGTCATATCACAAAACAAAAACCAGACTTATCAGACTATACACAAAAAGAAATTGAAATTGCTCAAATCGGATTTAATAAATATCTGGATTGGGAGAAAAAACACACAATCGAGCCTATATTCAACGAAAAGGGATATGCTTCAGATAAATACAAATATGGCGGAACTTGCGACTTTTATTGTAAATTAGACGGCAAATTCACTTTAGTAGACTTTAAGAGTTGCAAAGGAATTTACGACGAACAGTTTTGTCAAGTCTCTGGATATTCAAACTTGCTAAAAGAAAACGGAAAGAAGGTTGAGCAAATTTTAATTTTAAGAATCGGACGAGACGAGGCGGAAGGCTTCGAGGAAAAATATATAACACCAAAGCAAGAAAAATTGTATTTTGGAGTATTTAAGAATCTTGTCAAAATTTATTATTTGAAAAAGGAAATTGGTTGGAGGTAAATATGCCAAGTAAGAAAATCGAAGAAGAAGTTGCTGTTGAACAAGAAGCAACGCAAGAAACAAAAACTTATACCGGATTAAATCTTTATCAAAAAATCAACGAAGTTAAAAAGGTTGTAAAAACCTTCACTAAAGATAAAGAAACAGAAGGAAGCGGCTCTTATTCCTACATATCTGGAACGCAAATTTTATCAGCTATTAAAGAAAAAATGGAAGAGCTTCAGTTGTTATTATTGCCTATAGCAACAAAACATCAATCTCACGAAATATTCAATTATAAGACCGGATACGGAAAAGACAAAACAGACTTTATTGTTATAGGTCAAATATCTTATGAGTGGATTAACGCAGAGAAGCCAGAAGAAAGACAAAAAGTTGATTGGCAATATTACGGGCAACAAAATGATATATCTAAAGCCTTCGGCTCTGGACTAACTTATTCAGAAAGATATGTTTTATTAAAATCTCTTGGCGTTCCTACAGACGACGAAGACCCGGACGCAAAGACCGAAGATAAAACTCAAGAGAAGTCTAAACCAGAAAACAAACCAGCTGCAGCTCCAGCAAAACCAGCAACTCCTTCAAAGTATCAACAAGCTGAAGCAAAGGCAAAAGAAAACGGATTCACAATGGCTCAAGTGACAGAGTGGATTAAGAAAAAATACAAAAAGGCTATAGCTGTAAATATGTTATCAAACGAACAATTTGACGAACTTATGGCAGCTTTAGAAAACGGCGGCAATAATGAGTAAATTCCTAGCAAGTAAAGCTTCAAAATACATCAACGAAGACGGAGATTGTGTTATCAATTTTATTGTTAAAGGCGTAGACAAAATGAGTGCAAATTTAGCCTTTGAAGAACAGCACGCTAAAGGCAATAAAATTGAAGCTATGCTAGAGATTGACTTTAAGCCTTATAAATCCAGACGAAGTATAGAACAAAATGCTGCATTATGGTTTTTGCTTACAAAGCTATCTGAAGCAATAAACGGAAGCAAAGATAAAACTTCTGTAGAAGAAACCTATTGCTTAATGCTTGAAGAAGCAAATGTTGCAAGCGAATTTATTCTAGCTCCGAAAGAGGTTGAAGATTCTTTGAGGAAAAACTTTAGAGCTATCAGCTTTAAGGGAACTAGAAATGTCGAAACAAAAGACGGAAGAACTCAAGAATTTAATATTTATCAATGCTATATAGGCTCTTCAAAATACAACACAAAAGAGATGTATCAGCTTATTATAAACACTTTACAAAAGCTTGACGAAAACGGCGTCAGAGACAGCGAAGTCGAAGCTTTTAGGAGGAAATATGAAAAGTAAAAGAAGTAAAGCTTGTGATATTCCTCAAAAAATCAAAAAAATTGTTTGGGAGCGTGACGGAGAACGCTGCATTATATGCGGAAACCGAATAGCTATGCCTAACGCACACTATATTCCACGAAGCAAAGGCGGACTTGGAATAGAGCAAAACATAGTCACTTTATGTCAAAGCTGTCACTATAGCTATGATTTTGGTGGCGGAGAAACTAGAGAAAATCTAGGAAAATCAATCGAAAAATATTTAATAAAAAAATATCCAGATTGGAACAAAGAAAATTTAATTTTTAGGAGATAAATTATGAAATTATTTAAGAGTAAAATTGACAAATTAGCAAGTGAAAAAAGACACTTAAAAATCAAAAAACAAAGCATACAAGACAAAATGCACGAAAAAAATTCTGCAATCGAAACAAAATTGGCAAAGCTTGAAAATAAAGCTCAAAACAATAAAGAAATTGCAGATAAACAATGTATCGAAATTGATAGACAACTTCAAAAAATCAATAGAGATATTGAAAGCGAACAAATTTATGTAAACAGCGTAGCTGACGCAGAGAAGGAGAAGAAAAATGAAAAATAGAAGAGAATATCAAGAAGTTAAAAAAATATCAAGCAAACAAGCAGAACAAGAGGCTAAAAGATTCAGAGTGACAATTATTGACACTAAAGAAAATAAAGTTATGTTAGACGAAGAAACAAACGCAGTTATGGGCTGCTGTCATATTCCGGAAAAAGAAACTAAAAATGGAAGATGTGTTCAAATGTTCTCTTCTTTGTCCTGCGGAACGGAGGTTATTATGGATTGTTTGAAGAATTTGGACGAGCTTCAAATTAAGATTATGAAGACTATGGCTGGAGCTATCCTTCCTAAAGGGCTAGCCGATATATTCGGAGGAGACAATGAATAAGGTTTTCTTAATCGGAAACTTGACTAGAGATGTGGAGCTAGCAACAACTAGCTCCGGAACATCTGTAGCAAGATTTTCTATAGCAGTTCAAAGACGCTTTGCAAACGCAGACGGCGAAAGAGAAGTAGACTTCTTTAATGTTGTTGTCTGGAGAGGGCAAGCTGAAAACTGCAGCAAATATTTATCCAAAGGAAGCAAGGTGGCTGTTGAAGGTAGACTCCAAAATGGAAGTTATGAAGCTCAAGACGGCACAACAAGATATACAACAGATGTTGTAGCAGAACAAGTAGAATTTGTCGGAAGAAAGAAATCTGACAACGGAAATTCTGGAGAAGGGATTCCAGAAGGATTAACACCGGTGGAGGACGATACACTTCCATTTTAATAGGAGGAAGAAATGGCAGAACGCAGAATGTTCAATAAGCAGATAACACGAAGCGACGCATTTTTGGATATGCCTCGCTCAACTAGACTGCTATATTACGACTTAAATCTGGACGCAGACGACGACGGATTTGTCGATAAATACAAATCAATTATGAGATTGACCGGAGCAAGCGAAGACGACTTAAAGCTCTTAATAGCAAAATCTTTCATATTGCCGTTTGAAAACGGCGTCATTGTGATTAAACATTGGCGTATGAATAATCTAATCAGAAGTGATAGATATAAGCCTACGGTCTATCAAGAAGAAAAGAGTCAATTATTGCTTAAAGATAACGGCTCTTATACAAAAAAGACAACCATTGGTATACCAAACGACAACCAAAGGGAGACGCAGTATAGTATAGGAGAGAATAGTCTAGATAAGGAAAGTAAAGTAGAAGAAGGCGAGCAAGTCGCCGCTCCCTCTCCTAAACGATTCTCAAAACCTTCTTTAGAAGAAGTTAAAGAATATTGCGAACAACGAAAAAACGGGATTAACCCTCAACACTTTATAGACTTCTACGAATCTAAAGGCTGGAAAGTTGGAAATCAACCTATGAAAGATTGGAAAGCTTGTGTTAGAACTTGGGAGCAAAGAAACAAATCTGAAAACAAGTCAACTAAAACAGCAGAAGCTTCAAAATATGTGAGGGAGGAATAGCTTATGAATTTAGACCTTGAAAAGCTCTTCCCTAACGCCTTTATAAAAGATTATACGCTTAAGGAAGACGAATATCCAGACGAAAACGGATTGCCTATGTGCAAAAGGTGCAACGGCAAACGCTGGTTTACAATTCAAGACGGAGAAAAAACACTTGTTCATTATGGGAAATGCAAGTGTCAAGAAGAAGAGTATGCTCGCAGACAAGCAGAGCTTGAAAAAGAAAATAATTTGCGAAGATTTAGAGAGAATCAAAAACTCTCTATGCTTGGCAAAAAATATCTGGAAGCAAGATTTGCTACAGCAAAGATAACAAAAAATAACAAGCTTGCTTATCAGAAATGTATTAACTACGCAAAAAACGCTCGTGAAGTATTAAGAAATTGCTTCGGTTTATATGTCTACGGAGATAACTCTTCTGGAAAATCTTACTTATTAGCTTGCTTATGTAATGAGCTTGTGGAGCTAGGTTATAGCTGCGTATATACATCTGTTCCTCGTATGCTTGCAGAGATTCAACAAAGCTATTCAGACAATACAGCTATGGGTCAAGCGAAACTAACTTCTTGGCTGGAAAATAAATCCTTCGTCTTTATAGACGATTTAGGAAAAGAATTTTTAGGCAGAGAAAGTAATTCCGGAGCTTCAAAGTTTGCGGAAAAGGTGCTGTTAGAAGTCTTAAATGCAAGATACAACAATGGCAAGCCTACAATATTCAGCTCAAATTATTCCATATCAGAACTTGCAGAAGCCTTCGCAC